TTTGAACTTCCAGCTTGGGTTATCCAATCTATTTGAGAAGCATCATCTAAGTCTAAATATGGTTTTCCATGAGTTACTTCGTCAAGAACACCTCTTGCAGCTGCACTAGCTTGAGTTGCATTCATTCCTTCGTTAGTCATAAAATGATTTTTAGCTATTCTTAAAAATCCTTCTTGGTTAGCTAAAACCTTATCTTGTCTAAATATTCTTGTAAGATACTCTCCACCAACATTTACTCCATGAGTTCTCATTCTTGTTAAGTTGGCTAAAGCAGTATTAAGCTGATCTTGAAGAGCTGTTTTCTTTGCAGGATCAGTTGTTTCTGATAATTGTTTTTTTAGTCCTGCAATTACTTTCTGAGCTTGTCTTTCAAATAATCTAACACTTACTGCTTCATCACGAATATCGTTAAAGTGTTTTCTTAACTCTTTTGCAGAAGCATTTACAAAAGGTGTTGCACCGTCATCAATAGGGTCTACATCTTTTCTTCTCATTGCTTGAGAAACTCTTACACGAAATTCTGCTTGAGTTAAAAATGGACCTCTGTCACCTACCAAATCAGAAAGAGAAGTTTTAATCATTTGCAATGATCTGCCAATGTCACCTTCTTTAGCTACAATATTTCTATATGTTAAATATTCTTTGTCTATCTGTTTAATGCCTTTTAATAAGCCAGGAAGCCACCTTGCTCTAAAAGTTGTTTCTACTGATTGATCTGTTTCTTCAGGAATCCTACCTCTAATCTTTTTTTGTATCATCCCACCAATGTCTACAAGTTGAGGAGCAATCTTACGAGCAACCCAATTATCACTTTTAAGAAGTCTTATTGTTGGGTTCCAACTTAGTTTTTCGAGACCAATACCAGTTTCTGCTAATGCATCTCCCTCCATTGTTGCTCTAGCTGTTTCCCTAGCTCTTGATGGATTTGCAGAAGCTCCTGCTGATCTGTATATTTGGTCAGAATCTGTTGAAGATAAAAGTAAAGATTTACTACTTGTGGCAAATCCCTTACCACCTAAAGCAGCTGTAAGACTTCCACCTATTAAAGAAGCTCCACCAAGTGCTATTGCAGCATGACTAGCATCTCTTGAATGAAGTTCTTTTACAGCCAACAGTTCTTCTGGTGCAATAACTGCTGAAGTAAACAAAGCTCCTTTTGCAAATCTTTTCCAAATATTCCCTGATCTTAAAACACTAATAGGAGCTAATGGTGCAAATGTTGTAGGAGTAAATAAAGAAGCAGTCATAATAGGATAAAAACTTGATCCTGTCATAAGCATTTCCATATCTTCCATGTCTTGATTATACCACTCTATCTTTTGAATAAGCTCAGCATCACTTCCAACATTCATAAATCTATGTCTGTGGTTTTCTGGTATTTGCTCAATATATCTGCTTTGTAAAGCATCATATCCTTCTTGGTCATCCCATTTTCTGCTTGCTATAAGATTTCTGTAGAGTGGCTCAATAACGTTAAACTGTCTAAATGCTCTAGCCATATTGCCAGAACCATCGTGGGAAAATGGAAAGATTTCTTTATCAAGTATAACATTTTCAGGTTTAACCTCAGGGTCAAATTCACCACTGTAAGTAAACATTTCATCTAAAATAGTTTTATTAGGTGTTGGCTCTGGAAAATTATCTAACTTTGGAGCATCTGGAAATTGCAAATTAAATTTAGTTTCCATTAATAATCAATTCCAAGTGTCAGTAATGCACTAAACATATCTTGCCAAGCATCTTCATGTTTGATGATTGTTTCTGGAGGAATTGGCTCAAAGCCATAAGGAGAAAGGTAAGCTCCAGCTTTGTTATAAAGATTAAATAACTCCATAACTGTTTTCTGTGTTTCAAGGGCTCCAATGTTTTGATATTTTCTGATGAGCCTATTTTGAACAACCTCATCCATTCCAGGGATTAATGTCCAAATCTTTTGCATATAAGCAAATGTCGTGGGATCAATGTTATGATTGTTTTTGATGTCTTGTAATCTTTTTATTCCTTTTTCGTATGCTTTTTGATCATTCGAATGTTCGTACTGATAACTGTAGTTATTTAATATTAGAATACGATTACCGTCACCTGTCTCCATCCATACTTTGTAGTCAGGCTCTTCCCCAAATCCCTGATTGGCTTCAAGAACGTATTCTTTGTTCATAAAATTTTGTTTGTCTTTTTCTTCCCATTGTATGCCGTTTACTTCATTTAATCTGTTAAACGTATCAAAGATATTTTTCATAACGTCTGACTTTTGAAGAGTAAGACCCGGGGCAACTTTTTCTACTTTGGCTTGAAATGTTGCTAAATAAGGAAACATTTCCAGTCTAACTGTTCCGTCAAAATCTTCCGTAAAGCCAATGTTAGTTCCTATTTCTCCAAGTGTAGATATGATTGCTGCTTGATGTCCTTTTGAATCATTAACTGCTTGTCCATGTATAATTTTTGATTCAATAGTCTTAACCATAAAATCAAACAATGCTGGGTTTTGATCAAATATTGCACTACCTAAATCTGCACCACCAGATTGTCCTTTAAACTTATCAATCATTGCTCTTTGCTGATCTGAAAGATCGTCATTTATTCCTGAGTCTTTCCAAAGCCTTAACCCCTCGACAATCCAAGCAGTCCATGTTTTGTCATCAACTGCTTGAGCCATTAGGTTTTTCCAATAAATTTGTGGATCCTCACCTTGAGGTATCATTGCGTTCTTTTTTCTGTTGGAATCATCTTTCCTCATTGTTGAAAAAGCTTCTCTTGCTACGTCAAAAGGAACAACTCTAGCATATTCCAACAATGCTGTGTTAATACCATTGTTTTCCATATGTGCTATTGCTTGAGTATATCTTACAGAGTCATTAAATGGGTCTTTTGTTTTAGCTTTTTGACCACTAATAATGTTGTTGTAAGCACTTAGTAATTGTTTAAAAGTTTCTTCATTATCAATGTTTTCAAAGCTTCTTAAAGCATCTAGCTGATCGTGTATTGTATTGTATTCCACACTAAAATTAATTACTGCTTCCATGCTTGCATCTCTAATTGTTTTGTCTGCATGAAAAATATTTAAAGGAACATTTTGTCCGTTAACAACTACTTGTTCAGGATATCTTCCAATAGCTTTTAAATCATCTATTTGATTAGAATTACCCATCTTTGAATTATAAAGAACTCTTTCTTCTATTCTTAGTTTATCAAGATGTTCATTGTATTTATTTTTATATTTTATAACTAGTGAAGTGTAATCTAATTCATTCATTATTGGACCTTTACCAAATCCAACAATGCCAGCTTTCTTAAGTGGCTCTAAACGATCTTGAAAAAATCCAGGTGTATAGCTAAAATCATTATTTGCCATAGCTATTTTAATTTTAGTTATTTCATTCGCTGTGCTATTTTTAAATTCTTCAACCCATTGCTTTTTTTGAATTGCAAAAAACTTAGCTGAAAAACCACCCCAATTCCAATTACCTTCTCTACCACTGCTAGTTCCAGCTTCAAGCTTAGCAAGATTTTCTACTATTTGTTGTGAATATAATGCTGCATTTTTAGGATCGTTTTCAAATTTTCCTAACAAACTTGCTGTTTCATTTTGAAGAACGTCTGCTGCTATTGTGTCATTTTTTTTATTTGTTTTTCCAGTTGGATCACTCCAAGCATTTACTAGCCTTTGAAGAAATTCATCATCTAGTGCCTTTCCGTCAGTTGTTCTTATTTTGTAAATGTCACTAATTTCTTTTATTGTATTAGGACCTTTGCTTCCTAATGATATATCTAGAAGTGCTGACCAGAATGACCCTTCTTGTGCTTGCCTGTCAGCAGTTTTTGTTGCATTTCTTATATTAATAATTTCCTGTAAAGACTGCTCCATAGCAGTTTCAAGTTTTTCTCCATCCATAAATCTTGAAAACTTATCATTTGATTTAATACTTGTTACGAAATTATATATCTCTTCAAATGACTTAGGAATGTCTTCACCACTGTCTTTAAAAAATTTCTTAATATATGATGATGCAAGTCTTGTATTAATTTCCTGTTTAGAAGCATCAAGAAGTTTATCTATGTCTGGTTTTGGAAGACCAGCAAAATTAAGAAGTTCTCTTACATCATCAAACTCGTCATATATTTCAGATAGTCTTTCTTGACTTCCTATATCATTATTTGTGTTAACCCCAATAGAAGCATTATTTTCCATTATAGAGGCTGCTTTATTGGTAAGAGTGTTAATCAATGTCAAAGCTTCTGATTTAGCAGACTCTCTTTCAAAGTTTAGTTTATTCATTCTTGCTTGGTTAATGCTTTGAATAAACGAAGATTCAATATGTGGTTGTATTTTAGCAAAAACCTCTGGAGGAAGTTCTTGTTGTTGTTTCAGCATAAAAGCATCTGAAGCAGATTTAATAGCATCAGGTTTTTGAAAATTTTCTGAATATAGTTGACCTGCAAAAGCATTTGCATCATTTTTTAATGCAGTAGAATAGGCTGTTATAGCTGTTTTTTTATAAGCTTGTTCAACTCTGTTTCTGTCTTCAGTAAATTCTAAACCAGAATCCCAATCTAAATTATTAATAGGAATTAATTTACCAGTTTCTTCATCTCTTTTAACTGCTGACATTCCAGCTGATTCAGCATCAATCATTGCATTTGAAAATTGAGTTTCTCTTCTGGCTTGTGCAACTTGATTAAAGGCTTTGCCAATATTTGAAAAAGAATTAGCTAAATCTCTATATCCAGTACCTCTTGAAGTATTTACAGGAGATACTCCAAATTGATTTTGTCTTGTAGGTTGATAAGCCATTTAATACCTTATTGATTTGTTTTTATCTCTTTGTTTAGTTCGCTCTTTGTAGCTTTGGTATTCACCACCAGCACTTGCAACTCCACTAATAAGAGCTGCTTTACCAGATAACCTTGATTGACTTGCACCTAATCTATATTGTCTAGCTTTGTTCATTCCCATTAGCTTTATTGAACTTAAATCTGAAGCAAGATACTTTTTTTCATTTTCTTGTAATGCTTTTGAAGAACCACCTTGACCAACCGATATACCACGACTTCCTTCGCTTACATTTAAAGCTGACATCATTTGAAGAAACTGATTTCTTCTAGCACCAGATTGTTGTTGAGCTTCAATTTCTGCCATATTAGCTTGTTCTTCATTTGCTTGTGCTTCCATTTCATAAGAATCTCTTTGCATCTTTGCACCAACTAATGTTGATGCTACTGAAATAAATATTGCTGGACTACCCATTAAACTTCTACCTCCAGTAAAATTCCGTTTAGACCTAGTGGAAGAGGCTCTTCAGAACTGATTGTTACCTTTCCGTCTTTGGTCCACCCTAGAAAGTATATTTCTTTCCTTGTTGTCAATGCACTTGGCTCTAAGGAAAAATCATCTGTAACCGATCTTATCAAAACATTTGTTCCTTTGGCTTTCACACTAAGTGTTTCGTTTAAATCAAGAACTGCTCTAACAATACGTCTTTTCTGACCAACAGATATTCCGTCATCAAGCTGAAACTCTGGTGGAAGTGTTTGTATAGTCGGAGTATAATTTAATCCGATTTCAACAGAT